CAGGATGCAGACAAAAGACCGCACCGAGGCATCAAAAGTTTACTGGATTTTTACCACTGGCGGCATTGAAGACCGCATTTATAGCATGGTGCAAAACAAAAAAGACTTCACTTTGAGTCATTTTAAGAAATTATTTTAGGTCATAACTCGTTGATTTTCAGCTACTTTAAATTATTTTAAAAAAATATAATAAAAATATTTTTTTATTAATAATAAAGTTATATCTTTGATTTATCAAAAACAAACCAACTATGACAACTTTAACTACAACAATGCAAAAGATTAACAATTTAGTAGAAGACAAATCTTTTAGAGAATCAGTATTGGAAATTTGTAAAGAAAACGGATGCAGCGTAAAAGAATGGAATGAATTTAAGTGGGCAATTATTTTAAGATTTGCTACTCACGTAGTTTGTAATAAATAAAAAAGTTAGGGGTGCGACTAATCAACGCACATTTTTTTAAACCAATAACCAATCACATGAACAAGTTAAAAACACCACAACAAAAAGCCCAAGAGCGCTACGCTCAAGATTCAATTAAGCCAATGTATGCATTTATCATTGTATGCGTTGCATTTTTAGTAACCGCTATAATGCAAAATCTATGAGGCCTTACTTAACCTTTATTTGTGAACTGACTTTCTTTATCTTTATATCGGTTCCTTTAGCAATTACGTTGTACTTAACTGCAACGCTTATATCAAAATTTAAAAAATTATAATCATGGCAAATCATCAAGAATGGCAAGACCTTACCATTATAGAAAAAATTGACTTAGTAGGTAAGGTTACACACCTACTACAAAATGAACTTGAATTTTATAACTTATTTAAAAGGCACATAAAAGTCGCCGAGGAATTAGGATTGTTTGACGAAGTAAAAATTAACAATGAAGGAAATTCTTAAATACATTAAACTATACACCGGCTGCAACGAACACGCTTTAAAGCGCATTGAAGTAATGCTTGAGCCTAGATTAAACCTAGTGCCTCAAGTAATTGAAAAGATAGTTCATGTAGAAAAATTTGTTAAGCGCAAGCCAAGGCCTAAAGCATCACTTTTAGAATGGAGTGCTAAATACTACAAAGAATATAATATTACTTATGAGCAATTAAGCCAAAGACGTAGGCTGCAAGAAGTAGTAGACGACCGCAATGCTTACATAAAGCAAGCGTATTTTGAGGGCTATACACCTACCGAAATAGCAAGGCATTTAAAAAGGAACCATGCTACTATTTTATACATTATAAGTAAATAGTTCCCCCGCTATTGTTTTTAACGGCTCGCAAGATTTGACCTCTTTGTGGGCCGTTCTTTTTGTAGCTAACATGCACCCACGCATAGTTGAACTCGTTAATAATTTGGTCAAACGGAAGCTTAGCTATAATGAAGTCGAATATATCTTTATTGGTAATAGAGTGCGAGTGTCCGTCCATGTCCAGGTCAAGCGCTTCGCCTCGGCAATGCTGACTGGTTGCGCTACCTTTTACCAACTGGTTAAGTTGTTTGGATCTATAAGCGCTGCTTATATAAATAGGCACCCTAAATTCGGCACGGATAGGCTCAAAGATATTTTCGCACAATGCCTTTAGGTTTTCAATATGCTCCGGTGTGGGCATATTAGATATGCCGTTGCGCTTAGCCGTTTCGGATCTAATCAGTTCGCCTAAGGTAACGTGTTGAGAAATGACCATAGATAACGTTTTAAAATTAAAAAAGCTGCTATTGCGATTATAAGCCACCAAAAACGGCGCTCGGCCTTTTGCTTGTACTTATGTTCGGATTGGTATAAAACCTTGTAGAATCGCATGCTATCGCTTAAAATCGCTATCATGCGGGTATCTTGCACATAAGCCGTTTTAATATCTACCACCTTAATGGTTTTAACTATGGTCTTACCTTTTTCGGTTAAGGTTATAACATTGTTAATCGTATCGCGCTTATAGTCTACAATGGTATCTTGTAGTATCGTGGTATCGCTTAGGGTTAAAATTATAGTATCGTTAGCGCATGGACGCTCTAGGGCTAAAGTGTTAAAGACTCTATTGCTAGCGTCTCTATTGTTTAAAACTAAACGCTCGGCCTTACGCAAAGGGTTGCACGCGCTTAAAAGTAACGCGGCAATAATTGCTAAGTAAATAAGTATCAGCTTATTTTTTGGAGCCATAACGTGGATCGTGAGGGTTGAGGTAGTTTATAATTACCGGCAAAAATGATATAACCGCAGCGCTTATGCACTCGGCAATAGTTACCTCGTAAATATTACCCTTAGCTACTATCATTGTAAGTATTGCCGTAACGGCAACCTTAAGCCAGCTTCCGTAAATACTATTTAGGAATTTCATTTCTTTATTCTTTTAGTTGCGTTGTAATAATAACGTATCGCCATAACACCGGAAACGATTGCCACCAAACCCGCTAACATTGTTATAATTGGTTGCACTTGCGTAATGGTCAAAGTTGCGGCCGTCATGCTTACGCCGGTATTTATTAACGCATTGCTAGAATCTTGAGTCATTATCGGTTGTTGTAAGCGTTAATATAATCAAGGTCAATATCGTACCCAAAGGAGTGCAGACCAACTGGCTCGGGCCATACTTTGTAAATAGCAAATCCCTTTACTTCGTCATTTTGCCAAATAATATCAATCGCCATTTTATCGCTTAGGACTTGCTCTGTTATTACTTTGCCATCTTCGTCATAAACTGCTGGCGTTATAACTAAGTGACCAAGTTCTATGACGGAGGCACATACATCCATATCCCAACACTTCTCTCCATCAAAACTATCTTTCTGAATCTTTGCTCTTTGTGTTTTCCATTGAGCGTCTGTCATTTCGTATTTTCTAAATTGCATATATTATAAAGTTGTAAGGGTTGCTAATTCGGCGTTGGTTAAACGTGTTTTGAATATAAAAAATTGACTATTCTCATTTTCTGATACAACGGGAGTACCAAAATCATTAGCAAGCCTCAAAGTATCTAAAGATAAACTTGAGAACGTAGATGATGATTGAGTAATTAAATTCCCATTTGCATAATAAACTAAACTTCCGCTTTTATACCCAAGAGCTAATTTTACTCTTGACCCAACTGTAAGCGTAGTTCCTGGATTAAAATTAAAACCACTTGAATTAATAAAAAGTTGTGCTATTGTACTTGTTCCAACTTTTCTAAATCTAGCTATACATAAAGGAGAAGATTTTTCGAGTACAAGTATTTCTGTGTCAGTTGGTGGAACAATACCTTCCCAATACAAAGTACCCTCTGTTTGTCCTATTAATGCGCTTATTGAAGTTTTAACTGCTGCATCATTATTCCTAGTAGCAGTCGAATTTGTTGTTGGGATATAACTTGTAACGTGTGTGCCTACTTCAAGTTGCGCGCCCCAAAGATAGCTATTTTTGTTAGTACCATCGGTATCGCTAAAATAAGCATATTTGCTAGTTTCAGTTGACGGAGCAACGTAAGTACCACTTACTCTATACCAACCATTTCCATAGTTTTCAGCTTTAGCATTTGTAGTTGTACCAGTTGCGGTAATTGCTATAACGCCGGAAGTAAATACAATATTAATTCCAGCTATAAGAACGTTAGGAGCAGTAAGCGTACTTAATGCAGTTTTAGCGTTAGTTGGCCCTTCCTTAACAAAAGCAGAAAATGAATAAGTAGTTCCACTGGTTGCCGCATAGGTTTGCACAACTCTAGTTAATGCGCTAGATGCACCACCCGTAACTAAATCAGCATTTGTATATCCATCAGGCGAAGTTGTAGAATTTGCAGTAATAGTAGTTGAACTTATAAAACTCCAACCACCAGTATTATTAATCTGTTGGCTATAAATTAATAAATTCGTTCTTGTTGGTTCCATTAATAATTGAGGACAAGTGGTAGTTAAATAATCTAAACGTGGTAAGTTTGTAACTGGCCCTTCGGTAACCGCAGTGCCAGCAGTTGCAATATAATTTGTGGCAATATCTCCGGTTTGTAATTGCGCACTTGTAACGCTACCGGTTACAGTGAAACTAACACTTCCAGCAGTTGGAGTAAAAGTTAAACTTACTCTATTACTTGCACCGGTTCCGGTTAATGTACCGCTACCGGTTCCGCCAAGTGTAACACTACCAGTTCCAAAAAAACTAAGTGTATGAATTTGCGCGGTTAAAGTAACACTTTGCGTACTTAATGTAGCGCTATTTAAAATTAAGTTAGTAATACAACGCTCAATAATAACCGCACTATTTACTCTCGTTGCAGTGCTTCCAGTTCTTGTAAACGAAATATCTCCAGTTCCATCGGTAGGCTTTGCACTATACAAAGTACCGGCTTTATATCCGCTAGGGATTGTTATAATTGATGCGCTATCGTAAAATGATGCCATAGTTTATTTTTTTAATGATATAATAAAAATCTTATTTTGTTTGTAAAGCAAGTGAATCCTTCAACTACGCCACCCGCCGCAACTACCCTTGTTTGGTAATCGGTAGCCTGAACTAAATTAATTAAACCTTGCTCGGCTAAGGTTTGTATCCACGTTCCATTTAAAGTTAACCCCATTTCATGCACTAAAGCCTCGGCCCATGTGCCGTTGTAAGGAGCCGTTGCACCTTCAAATCTTGCAAGGGCTTCAATCCAGGTTCCGTTAACCGGATTTATAATGCCGTTCGCCTCGCATAAAGCTTGTAGCCATGTGCTTTGCGTATCGGTTACGCCGTTAAGGTTTGCAAATTGTTGTATATATGTACTCATTGTTATTATTAATTTAAAGGTATATCACATGCATCAAAATCTGAAAAAGTAGTCATGTTAAAACTAATTTCAACACCGGCTAAATAATCTTCAAACTTATCGCTTATTAAATTATAAGTAATGTTGTCATCTATTATCCAGTTGTTGGCGCCGTTGCGTAGTTCGCTTATAATATCCGCACATATTTGTAATTGATCCGAAGCCACATCATCTTCAAATTCACGCTCCATACCAGCTTTATCTAAGAACCATAAAGACAAATTATATTCTTGCTCACGGCCTACGTTTAAGCTTCCGCTATTCATGGCAAAGCAAGCAATCGGAAAAACCGGTTGGCTATCCTCGAAAAGCCACTCTCTCGGCGTCGCTGCCTTTACGCTCTTTATCATTGCGTGGCTCCCTAGGATTGCTTTTATTGTCTTTATTACTTGGTTGTAGGTCATTAAATTTTTGTTTTACTTTGTCTAAGAACTCACGTTTATAGCTGCGTATCTTCATAATTATATGGATAAGGTAAATCTAAATTACTTACTCGTCTTCTTGTACTGCGCTTGCCTAAAAAAATAGGTGATGTGTATGCTTGCACTTGCGGAGCAATGGCATCAAACCCACTTCCGTAGTCTAAGTATTGTAAATAAAGTTCTGTATTTTCACGTAGGTAATCAATTAAGCGTTGCTTATAAAACTCGCCGTTGCTCATATACTTACGCTCTAGCAATTCAAGCTGGCCCTTACTAGGGTTATTACTTTCTTCCGCGCCCTTTTGCAATACGCCCTTGCTAAAGAATTGGTAGCTTGTAGCTATAACCATTTCACCAATTGTAAACCATACTAAAGCATCGGTAACGTAATCGTCAAGCAAAAGCTTTTCGTTTACTGTTAAGTTGTTAGCATCAATTCCGGCTTGTAATCTATTATAAAGTCCGCTTCCTAAAGCTGGCAAAATGTATTTATCTTGCGCTAGCTTAATTGTTGGCTTTATTTGCTTGCCATCAATGGCATCGCTTATTGCGGTGCGGCTTTTAATTAAGGTCTCGTTTATGAAAAGTATGTTTAAACTCATTGCTTATTTTTTTCTAGTTACTATTTTTACATTCCAACTATGGCGGCAATAAGGTCTATGGTTGCCGTTAGGCTCCGTAAACCAACCGCCTCTTCTATCCCAAACCGAGTAACCAAGACGCTCGCTTATGTTTTCTATGTCGGCACGGCTCCAAAGTTTAGTCTCGGCTAGTTCTAACATACGCGCACAAAATGGTCTATTTTTATCATCCCTCGGCCCATAGTAAGTATATCTTAAAAGTACTTCGGTCGTAGTGGTTTTATCGCCACCAGGAATCTTAGCTAAAGGCTCAATAAGTTTGCGCACTATTGGCTTATAGTTTGGGTTTAAGATATTCATCGCCTTACCAATTACACTTAAATAGCCTTCCGTTTGTAGGGCTTTTAAAGCGGCATTAATAGCGCTTGTTTCTTTACCTAATACTATTGCCATAGTTTCCGGAGTAACGCGCTTATCCTTGCTTATAAGGTCAAGCACGTTAGCTTTAAGTTTATTAATCTCCTCGTCGGCAAAAGTTTCATAGTTTTTAGCTTCGTGGGTTTCTATTACTTCAAAGTCATTAACATTATCGCCGCACGATGCAAACTCGCTTAATAATAATTCGTCTTGCATACTAGCAAAAGCTTGCTCCATTGCCGGATCATCGTCAACGCCTAAGAATGTATTAACGTCAACGTCGGTAAAGCCAAAACCATTTTTAAGCATTAAGCTTGCTTGCGCTTTGTTAATCTTACCATTTGCAAATTGACGTACTATGCGCATAACATTTTGGTGCTGACGTCCACTTAAGTTAGTCAAAGTTGCGTTTGCTTGCACTGGCTGCGCCGTTGTACCACTTGCCGGAGCGCTAGTCATTTCAGCTTGTAGGCCTAACTTTTCACGTATTTCATCGCGTGTCATGTTAGCGCTCATAATAGCTTCGCTAAATTCAAAGCTTAATGGCTCTACTGGTATAATATAATGATCGCCAGGAATACCCGCTAAGTTCATAAGCTTACTAAATGTTTGCTCGTGTTCTTGTTGGCGCTCGTTTACGTATGTGTTTTGGAATATTTGGTAAGCATCACGAATTTCACTGCGGCCTCCTAATTGTCCTTCGGTCTTGATACCAAATAACATCGGGCTTGTAACTTGATGGCATGAGAAAATCTCTTGCATAATCAAGTTGTTTACATTGGTAAAGTCTTCTTTTGTTAAACTTGTTTCGCCTAGGCTTACAATATCTACGGCGTTTTCTTTGCTCGGGTTAAACGCAATTACAACGCGGTCTCCGTCGTGGTTAGCAAACTTATTCTTTAAATCGCGTTCTACTTCTTCTTGCTCTTCTTCTTGAGGTAGGCCGTTGTTAAAGTTAATTAACTTAGTAGCTACAAAGTTATGCTTTGCATTGCCTAAAATGTGGCGGCTTACTTGAATATCACTTTCAATATAGTTTAAACCTTGAAAGTAACTTGGTAAAGGATATACATCGCTTTTAGGGTTGTATTGCTTTACAAATAATATCTGCGAACTTGTTGGATCATTTAAATTAAAGGCTGGGTATTCGCGGGCTTTTTCTTTAAAGTCGCTAGCAGTCCAATCGTTCTTAACATAAAAACAATTTAATTCTTTATTAGCACGCACCTTTTGGAACTCAATATGGAATACATCTTTAATTTTACCTAGTGCATTATAAATAATTTGTAAGTAAAAACCTCCATGTAATTCGTCATCTAAAATAGAGCGTTTTAAAATTTGGTTCCAAGTTTCGCCTTGGGTGTTAGCTTTTTGAGTAATATCCTCAAAGCCTTTACCAAAAATATAATTAACTTTACCTTTAACAATTGCGCCGTGCTTTGGACTTTCGCCAAATAGGTCAATTAAATAGTTTGGGTAATTATTTCTTTCGCCAAATTCGACATAGTTACGACCTTTCTTCTCCTCGAATTTAGGTTGTTGTGCTTGGTCAAATTGAACGTTTATAATGTTGTATGCTTTATTCACCATTGTAAGTTTTAAATTCGTTATCTTGTTGGTTATATTCTACCGGTTGGAATGTAGTTGCATCATGCAAATACATAAAACCTTCTTCAACTATATTACCGCTTAAGGCTTCATCGGTGTTACTTGAACTTGCTTGTTCTCTTATTCTGTAACGCCAAGTCCCGCTTTCTTTATTAATAAAAACACTATTTAAAACTAAGACTTTTTGATACCTATCATCGGTGCTAATATTAGTTCCTACAAATATAACATTTTCTTCGGTAGCACTATCAAAAATAAATAAATAATATGGGTTAGTTAATGTCGCCAATTCTAAGCCCGTAAATATTAAATTATTATTAGTTCCTTTATATATATGCAACATTTGTTATAAATTAAAAAACCCTACCCACACAAAGTAGGTAGGGCATAATTAAATACTACTTAAGGTAGAATTACCCAGCAGTTTCAAGCGCTAGGCCTACTGCACTAGATACTTGTAAGAAATCATCTGGTTCAACACCAGTCAAAGTGATATTATATCCGTTACGATCACCCGCCGCAGTACCACTACCATTCTCGGTAGAAGCTAAGTAAAGGCCATTTGCTTTACCAAACATGCGGTAGTTGCCGTCCATGTCTAAGGTTACTACCATCAATTTAGCTTTTGCTAAAGTACGCACCACGTTAGCGGTTGTGCTATCCCTTTTATTTAAAGGTAATACTACTTGATGTGTATAGAACAAAGATCCATTTTCTTCGGAACCGGTAGCGTTAGAACTTGTATTTGAAGTTGCACGAGGCACCTCAAACTTGTAGAAACGCTTGCCAGTTGCTTTAGTGATTCCGGTAACTAAACCGCTCACCTCAGTAACGCCAGAAATATTACCGAACTCGGCAATAAATACTGCTTTTAATCCTCCTATGTTTTCGCGGCAGTCGATTGTATATCCGCTAGTTATTGCACATGGCATAAAAAAAAGTTTAAAAAAAAGGCGGCGTTTATTGCACCGCCTTTCTTTGGTTAATTTATATTAATTAGATTGTCGCCTTAAACTTAACACAGAATTGTGTGTAAGCTACGTTAACTCCTAATTTGAAAGCTACTCTATAACGAACTTCGTTGTTGTCTTTAGAATACCAGATAGTGTAGTTATCTTCTTCTGCTTCTAAGTCAAACGCCATAGCGATGTTAGACAAAGTTGTAGCGTACATGTCACCAGTTCCGTTCAATCCGTTAACCGCTACTAACTTAACATTAGTTCCAGGAATAACAAACATTTTATCAGCATCAGCATCAACTTGGTAGTTGAATAAATTTAATGCTTGATAAGCTAAAACTGCTAATCTGTAAGCGTCAAATCCAACGAAGATATGTAAATCTTCAGCATCTACAATTTCAACTGGGATAGCTTTGTACATACCTTGTAAAGCAGATACAATGTTATTTTGAGTCAAAGTAGAAATAGGCGCTCCAGAAATAAATCCAGATACGTTTGCATCAACCGGAGAACCAGCATCGATTTGCTTAATTAAGCCATCAAAACGCTTTAAGTTTTCACTACCAGAAGCAGTGTCACCTTGCCAGATACCAACTTCTAATTGCTTAGCAATCATCTTGTTCTTTTGCTCTGCAAACTTAGTTTGGAATTCAGCCCATCCGAAATCTTCGTAAGTAGAACCAGCTCTTAAAGCTTCTTGAGAGAAATAAGCTTCAAAATCTTTAGGGCAAATTGCTTCTTCGATTTTGATCTTACCAACTGTTACAGTAGCTTGAGACAAAGTAGTTGTACCACTTGTGTTCCATCCACAAGCATCAGCTTGGAAGTTTGCGTTAGTAGACAATTTAGGTACTGCAACGCTAGATTTTGTTTTAGGTAATAAGATACCACCAGCCTTAAGTAAAGACTGTGTTTTTGCCGAGAATACGGCTTCGGCTAATAAGGGTGCAATGTCTTGTTTAGTATATGCACTTATGCCGCTGAATGATAATGCCATTTTATTAAATTTTAGTTATGAACAAATTGATTTTGAAAATTTATCGAACTCACTTTTTGCATCTACTTTTTGATCTGCAAAAGCGTTGCTTGTTTTAACACCAGCATCCGGTGCGCTTTGAGGAGCCTCAACTAGCATCTTGCTAATTTGCATAAGGCCTTCAATTACTTTATTTGCTTGACCAAGTTTAGCCTCATATTGAGCAAACTTAGATTCGTATGCAGTGAACTTCTCGTTAGTTGCTGATTCAAAAGCTGCAAACTTTGCGCTCATATCTTCAACTACTGGTACTTCTACTTCTACTGAAATTTCATCTTCCATCTTAGGCTTAATTTCCATGATAACTCCGTTATCACCTAAAACGATAGTTTCACCACTTTCAAGAGTATGCTCACCAACTGGTGCAGCTACGCCTTCAATAGTTACAATACCACCTACTGCAAGTTCGGTAACTTCTACAATAGTGCCGTCTTTTAATTTAGCTTCCATCATTTTAACTGGAGCCGCCACTTCACCGCTAGGCATTGGCATTTGTTCGTTTCCTACAAGTTCTGCGAAGAACATAGAAACTTTGTTTAGAATGTTTTGTGCTTGTTCCATGTTTATATATATTATTTAAGTGTTAAAGGTACTTTTAGTAACTCTGCTAATTCTGCTAACTTTTGCTCGGCGTAGGTTGGAGCCTTCTTTTCGCTAGGGTATTCAAAGTAACCCTCTACGCTAAAACCTTTTACTTTGCCTTGTTTTATTAGTTGCCATGCTTGTTCGTTTTCTACGTAGAAACTACCAAACCAGCTTCCGTCTTTTGCGTCTTCAAATCCCGCCATTGGTTGTATGCCTCTTGCTTTGTCTACAATAAAACTTTCAAACATGATAAGTCCGTCAAGCTGCATGTCTTGATCGTGCATCAAGTTAACGTTGCCTTGGTAGCCTTTCTTGCTAAACTTAATGGCAATGTCTTTAATAGTCTCGGCGGTGAATGTCACGTAATGCTCACCAAACTTTTTATTGTTTCTATAAATAGGTTTGTCGGCTAGCATTAATGGCCCGCTTATAATATGTTTGTCTTCGTCCTGGATAGCAAATCCCATTTTTGCAGCTTTAAAATCTTCGTTATTCATCTTAGATTCGCACCATCTTAACATAGGTTCGCCACCCCAAAGCAAATAACTAATCGTTCCGCAAGCCTCGTTATCGCTAGGGTTGTAGTATTCTTTTGCTCTACTTAAATAAGAGTACGTGCGCTTTATAGTTTCTTTGCTTAGATTTTCGCCTTGCATTATTTGCTGCGCCCTTACCTTGCCTACTTGAGTAGCGCATTTATTTCCAAGCTTATCATTTAATTTTATACCTCGTTCTGCGTTATTTTTAGCCGATTCTGGGTAATCGTTATATGACTCTTCTACAAAATGTTGCTCCCATATTGAATTACAAATAGCTACGGCTTGTTCGCTTTCTTTGCCTTCGTTAATTACATAACTTATGCATCTAGGTAAAAATGCGTCTTTGCCTTCGCCTTTAGTTGGTTCAATAAAATCTTGAGTAAAAGCTACAAAATCACGCTGAATTGCCGGCTTGTCTACAAGTGCAATAAACGATACCTCGGCATCGTCTTGCAACTCTTCTTGAATCTTAAGTTCGTAAATAGGTAAATCCATACTTAATAAATATCTTTTTTCTAGTTTATGTACTTTTAATTGATTCTAGCCGCTCTATTTAAACGAGTGATTCTTTCTTGGTTACCACTTACATCACTTTCTACAACGTAAGCCCTAGAAGCTTGGTTACCCATTTGGTTAACTTGCGCTTGGTTTAAAGTAGTTGTTGATGCCGTAGGTATCAATGGAGCGCTTGCAACTACGCCGCCTCCGCTTCCGCTATCCGATCCGCCACCAGCAGAAGGTGCAACCTTGCTTTTACCAGCCGATAATATCGCCGCAATTTGCGCCGCACCAGCTACGCCGGCACCAACCGCTTGCGCTATTGTATTGGCCTTAGAAACTCCCTTACCAACTATTGCCGCGCCTACCGCAGCCTTACCACTAGCAATTTGCCCAACTGCTAATCCTTGCATTCCTGGGATAAAAGTATTTGCAATACCTATACCGATTGTAGCATTACCAGCCGCAATAGCTTTATTATATTCTGCTTGTTGTTGTCTACCACTTAATAAAATAGAGCCAATACTTGCCGCAGTTGATATTGCAACTTGCGCAACTCCAAATATTTTAGCTAAGTCACTACCTTGTGCAAATACACCATTAAGGTTTCCAATAGTACTAGCTATGTTAGTACCTAAATTTATCCAACTTTGACTAATCGCTACGTTTATAGCAAGTATTGAGTCTTGCCTTTCTTGCTCTAATATTTTTAAATCTTCTAATTGCTTATAATAAAAAGCATCCCATTCTTGTTGATTCTTAAACCTTTCATCTAGTGCTTTCTTTTTATCGTCTGTAATCTTTGTATCTATTACTTTTTGCTTATCAGCTAGTTCGGTTTGCTTATCAATGTTCTCGGTGTTAAGCTTTATAATTTCTGCTTGTAATGTTTTATACTCTAAGCTATCTTTTTTATAAAGTCCTTGCTTATCTGTTAAATCTTTATTTCTTAAATCAAAAGATTTTTTTGCGTATAAAATTTCTATATCAAGTTTTTCTTGTTCATTCTTTGCAAGGTTTATGGCAATAGCTTTTTGCTTGTCAAGTGCTGCTATGTCAAGCTTATCATTTGCCTCCATAAGTTTTATCTTATCTTCAAAGGCTTTATTTCTTTGTTCAGTTGCTTTTGCTTGACCTTCTTTTTCTATGGCGTTTATTTGCCCTTGCGTACGCTTTGCAATTTTTGCACTTTGCGCGCCGGCATCTTCGGCGGCAATAATTAAAGCATCAATACCGGCAAGTTTATCTTTGTCAATATTCTTCATGCCCATCAACTCGGCACGTGCTAGCTTTAAGTTTTCTAAAGTTCCGGTTCTTATAACTTTTAAAACATTTTCACGCGCTCCAAGTTCTAAAGCAAGTTGTTCTAGTAATAAAGTTGCCCTTTGCTTATTAATAGCAATAACTTTATCTGTTTCTTCTTTTTCAATTCTTGCTGCTTCTTTTAAAGCTACAATTCTTTCTTTTATTGGTCTATTCGCGTCGGCTGCAATTTCACGGGCTTCTTGTAGTTTTCTATTTGACTCCGCAGTTGCTAAAGCTGAATTGCGTTGCGCATCTTCTAAGTCGTCAAGGGCTTCGGTAATTTCGCCAAAGCGGTCACTTGTAGCCTTGCTTGAAATACCTAAAGCATCAAACGCTACTATTAAGCCATCATTAATAACCTCGGTAAATTGTATAAAGCCATCAATTAATGGTGTAAGTATTTTAGTTATAAACGTATTAAATATACCGCTTAAGATTCCAAACGATTTACCAAGCGCATCGCTTACTCCTTCCATCTTTTTAAATGGTTGGAATAATGCAGTAACTACACCGACAAGTGTAGTAACTACTGCAATAATCGGGTTTGCTCTAATTATATTTAAAGCGTTATTAAATAGGTTAGCCGCGT